GCGTAGGAAACTTCCGCGCTTGAGGTTTTGCATGTTGATTGCTGAACCTTTCGCTGCCGTCCAGCGACCCGAGAGAGCACCGTAATACGATAGCGGAACTGGTAGTTTGCCGCGCTGACTGATGTCAAGGAATCGTTGTGCCCGTGTGCGCTCGGTTGTAGATTTAACTTTAAGGCGTGCCTCACAAAGGAGGGCAACATCTTCACGTTCACCGTTGAGCAACGCTTGGAAGAGGGCGTCATTCTTTGCAAACGCAAATGCTTCTTTGCCGGTAGTTTTACTGACCTTAGTAGGGGCAACAACCCCGAGGCTTTGAAGTACGTCAGCAAACTTCGGGTTCGATGCAAGCTCAGCCTCCTGTATGCCGAGTCGTTGAAGTAATCCTTCACGTAGTTCTCCTTCTTCTGTTAATGCTTTGATGAGCATCTTGCTGTCAAGCTCAAGCCGTGGTCGCGTGTACATTTTGAGCGTCATGTCAATCAAACGCAGTTCGGATTTGGGGTAACCGGCTCCGAGTCGCTTGAAGATTTCTTCGCACAGGTACACGTCATGCGCACAGTAGTCGGCGAGTTCTCGTTCAATGGTGGCGTCCAGTTCGAGTAGTCCGTCGGTGCTGTGTACAGCTGTGCCTTTAGGAGGGAGTCCAAAATCTTCTGCAAGTTTGGCGAGGGAATTACCAACTTCCACGCCGCGTAAAGCGCGGCCCATTGATAGTGTGTCAAAGATGAAGGCTGGTCGTGCTCCGTAGACCCACTCCATAATGGATACATCGAACTGTGCGTTGTGCGCCAGCACTGCGGTTCGTCTCCAGTCAACTCCAGAAAAGTATTCACGTAGTCCCTCTCCTCCAACCCAGTTAGTTGGGCTATCAGTTCCGAACTCATGTACGCACGCTCCGAACGCCTTAAATCTTGTATCACGTATGTACTCCTCAGTTGTCATCTTTGATAACGTGTAGTTTTTCTTGTCCCACCGAGTTTCAAAGTCGATGGTGACTATCTTGTCAAATGGTTTCATGCTGCTCCTCTGGTTTTACCCTGTATGTTTTCTCGTGGTACATGCTGATAGATGGGCGTGCTGGTATGTCAATCCAGAAGTCGCTTTGATCGTTACCTGTTAGTACCAGCACCTGCACTGTCTTGCCATCAGCAATAGCGCGGAGCACTTCGGCGTGTTTGTGCTCAGTCAATTAAATGCCTCCTTGGGGGGAGCGTCCATAGTGTTTAAGAATCCGAAAAAACTGTTGACTTCCATCAGCATATCTGAGGCCTCCATCTCATCGCAGTTCAGCGTTGTGAGTCCTGACAACTCTTCGCCAATCTTTACCATCAGCACCGCCTTGTTTGCATCGGGGCCATAGCATGAGATTAGCGACAGCACCACCATCTTGAAGTGTTGCCTTTCTTCGTCTGACATCAGCGCCAGCCGCGCTTCTAAGTTGTGTTCGTCGTTCATGTCAATACCTTTCTGAGTTCGTTTATGTTGTCTTCGTTAACCACCATTGCCACTCCCCCTGCGCTTCGTATGCGGCGCAGATGTTCTTCTTGAAGCAGGGTGGGTTTGTTCTTCCCTGCCTTTGCTTCCACGCCAATGAACATACCCTTGGCGCATACCAGAAAGTCTGGCACCCCTGAGTTGCCGTAGCCTGTGCCTATTGGCATAGCGTAGTACACGCCAAGCTCATCCAACAACTTCCTGATTTGCTTCTTTACTTTTACTTCTGGTGTCGATGCCATACAGTTTCCTTTGAATTGGTGAGGGGGTCAAGTAGATTCCGCGCCCCCTCGCTTCGCGGTTGGAAAGTCGGACAACAGCGGTCATCCAAAGGCTAGGCACCACTGCTGTCCGTGATGTTGTGGTCGCATCTACTAGGCTTACACACATCACAACTGGAATACCGCCTAGCCCTTGTTCTGTACTTCTTTAAGTTTCATCATGTAGTGTCTACACTTACCCAAGTCATCACTGCCTTCTTTGCGGCCAGCACGCAGTGCGTACTTTATGACGTTGCCTTTGAGATAGCCTACGAACTCCGCGTGTGTCAGCACTGACTCCATCAGTTCCCACGGCTGTACCGCCATCTCTTTGTAGTGGTTGCCGCTGATCTGTAAGTCATCAGCCCGTGTGCCGTTGAAATGTTTATCCATGTTCTTCCTCCTCTGTGTCTTCTAGTGTGTGAACGATCTTGTTGTGATCGTGGCGTTTGTGTATGTCTTCAATGACCAGTGGGTCTACGCGCTCGAACGGGTTCCAGTCGCTGTACTCCCGTACCCCATCGTAGACTGGACGGTCTTTTGTTTGCTTTCTCTTAGCGCGGCCCTCAGCCATTTTGTCCCCCCAAGTTTCATCCATTCTTGATACTCCCATTCTGTTAAACGAACGCCCACTGCTCTGCCGGACTTGGTCAGCTCACTCTTTGGTCTTGGCACTTGTGATCCTCCCCCGCTGTTCGTGTTAAGAAAATAAGCTGGCATCCGGTACATCTGTACACAAACCCCTGCTCAACGATTGTGCTGCGCTCTCCATGTTGGCCGCGCAGCTTACCCCAAAATGTTCTGATGGCTTCAAGCACTGTTCTTCTCCTTCAACATATTTCCCACTGCGTAAATCAAAGTAAGCGGTGTGTCACCGTAGTCCCGAGCAAGCAAAACTTGTTCACCCTCCGTCAGCCCTACCCATGTGCGTTGTTCAGCTTCTTTGAGCGCTTTTATAAAACCAAAAGATGGCGTTATTTTTGGGTCTTGTTTGATAGCTTCTAAAGTTTCAATAGCTGTGCGTAATGCTTCTTCATGTTTCATCGTCATCCTCCGCTATGCTTTCTTGTATCAAACAGTGCTTAACCAACTCCAACACGCCAATCACTGTTGCCATGTATAGTGTTTCGTCATACTTATGTATGGCTTCAAGTATGTCCTCAACCAAGCCGTCTGCTAATTTTCCTTGATTCAAAATCATGCTGTCCTCCATTGTGTGTACCCAAGAATCTTCATCATCGCTGTCTCATGGATTGCGTCCCACCAAAAACAGACACCGCCCTCTGTTACAACGAACCGCCATAACGTGCCGTAGTCATCGGTTGTGTACCAAACATTACGTTTCGTAAGCCTGCCATTGATGTTGTGGGTTTCAAGCATTGTTCTTCTCCTTGAGTTTGGCTTCAATGGTTCTTAAAAACGGGTGAAAGTCAGCATCTTCAATTTTCCAAAAGTCACCGTTCCATTTTCCTCCACACTGTATAAATGTGTTTTCCATTTCATCATCTGTCAGCCCTACCCATGTGCGCTGTGATGGGGTGGTGTCGCCATGCACAAGTGGTCTAATTTCGTGACCCTTTGAAACTAATGACAAGGCCCATTCTTTTTCATTGGTATAGGCATACAAACGCCCATCCTCACCTTTGACTGCTGGCGAAATACTCCACGCCACAGGCTCTTGCTCTAGCTGTGCCAAGGCTTTTTTGATAGCGGCAATGGCTTCGTACATCTTTTCTGCTGATGTGTTGAACTCATCATTGTTTGTCCAATCAATAGACAATTCTGTTTCCAACGCATCAAGCGCTAGCTTCAATGCTTCTTGTGTCATGATTCAATCCCAAAATGTTCTTTCAACTGACCGCCATCTGCATAAGAAACAACTTCGCCGCTATGTTCGTCTATGTCAAATGCGGCATCAACCAAGGTTGCACATTCCACAATAATCAACTCGGCAAATTTTGACTCAAATGCTTCAGACCAAGTGGGTTCACCTCTAAAGTTTTCATCAGCATATTTTTCAGCTTGTTCCGAAAGTTGTTTAATCCGTTTATTCATGCTTCACCTCTGGCTCTGATGGCGGCGGCGCAAGCATGAACCGCATTGTCGTGAGTCAACCACGCCTCATTATTATCGTCACGGTAACCTTTACCCCACTCTGACTCACACACCTTTGCACATGCTTCACGTTCTTTAAAGCGTTCTATCTTGCCCACGAACTTAGCAAAAGCTAATATGCAGAATTCAAACTTGGCTTTGTCCATACCAAGCCCAAACAACTTTAAGCCAGTAGCTTCTGCGGCTGAAATAATTTCTTCATCAGTCATGTTCATTTTGCTTTCTCCCGTAATGCTTTGATTTGATCGTCCCAGCGCAAGCCGTTTCTGTGTTTCCATTTCTCCAGCTTGTCAACTATGAGTCTGCTGCCGTCTTTAAACAGCCGATGGTTTAGCGCAACGCAAGCCACTGTTTCCATGTCAATAGCGTGTTCACGGTTTTCCACTGCCTTGTTGTGCATACCAGTGATGGCAAAGTTAATGATGGCTCTTGCTGTCTCTGGGTCTTTTGCACGGTGTTCTACTTCAAGTAAAAACTTGTGTTCATCAATGTTCATTTATTGCCTTCCGTTGTTATTTCTTCGGTGCGATTGCGTATGCAGTTTTTGCCACAAGATTCTGTGTAGTGACGCACAGTGTTTACCTGTTCGCCGCAACGTGTAAAGTAGTGCGTCCCATCATCCACAAACTTGTAAACCCTGCAACCATCCGATTCGGACAAGAGTCGAGGCACACGCATCTCGATCCTCTGTTCATCGCTTGGGCCAAATGTTGACTGCAATACCCAAATAAAACCAAGCATAGAACCAAGCGCAACTAATGCTGCAAGAATTACAAAGCCCGTGATTTTGAAGCTGTCTATGATGTCATCTCTCATTTCTTCATCTCCCTGATATACACAGCCAGTGAATCAGTCGTGTCCTTGCCAAAGCCTTTGAGCTTCTGAACATGCAGCGCCACTTCTTCGATGATGTTGTTGCGTGTCTGTGGCGGCTCCATCTGCCGCTTGATAATCTCCTGCCTGATCTTGCTGGTGCGCTCAATGTCATTAAACGCTTCGTCTTCTGGTGTTGGTCTGTTGAACTCAGTCATAGCTCTTTCTCCAATCGTTGCAAAACTTCTTGCTTTGTGAGTCGGTGTTCCCAGTTGCATCCGTTGGTTTCTCGGCGCAAGCAACTCCACCAAACTTCGTAAGGGTTCTCGGGGTATGGACTGCGCCCTGAGCGGAGCAACTTGTATTTGTCACCAACTCTTTCAAGTCTGAACTCAGTCATCTTGTATTCCTTTTCTTTTGAACCAACGGTCAATCATCTTCAAGCATTCAGCCTCAAGATGCACAGGTACAGAAAATTCAATCCATGTTGTTGGCATTGTTTCCTTGGGTGGTGTGCCTGTGCCACCGTAGTCAATCATCATGCCTTCGCCTTTGATTGGTGCTTCGCCAAATCCTGATTTAGTCATCTCCGCCTCCGTTCTGCATCCAGAATACAGCCCATCCAATCAGGGCACAGATAGCAATCAGCGCGACTGCGCCGAAGCCCATCAACGTTATCGTTACAAGTACGTCCCACATATCAACCTCCAAATATTTTCTTGAGGGCATCGTACAGGGTGCGTGCTTGCACAATACTCATGGTGTCGAGCACTGTGTCTACATCCCACGATGGCTTGACCTTGGGCGTAGTATCGACCTGCAAAGCGGCAATGCCCTGCCCCTTTACCACCGCCTTGGGCTTGTTCACAATCTTGTTGACACGTTTACCCTCTGCTCTGAAATTCTTGGTTGACTTCAGTGGGGTGTACGCATGGTTGACGGCACTATATCTGCCGTTGTGATCTTTCACAAACTGCCCTTGCTTTAAGAACTGTGTGATAAGTGAACCCACTGACCCTGCGTTGAACCCCCGCTTGGTCAGGGCATTGCGTATCTCAGCACTGAGTTTGTTTGGGTTATCTCGCACGTAGTTGAATGTTTCTTGCGTCACGTTGTTGGTTGGTGTGAATATATTTTTTGGCATTTGCTTCTCCTGTTGGATTCGTTGATCGTCTTGTTCCCACGTTGAAAGCGCCGTGGTCAGCGCCGTCTTTATGTCAGGCATGAGTGTTCCTTCTTTTTAGAAACTGAATTTACTTAAGATTGCATCGACGTTCTTCTTAACGTCTTGACGCACAGCCTCGTTCTTACGTAGCTCAGTTGGTGTCACGCCAACCAGTACTTGTTCGAGGTCACGCCGCGCTGTCTCCAACGCGGGGTCGTTCACAATGTTGAGTGCCTTAGTCAAGTCACACAACTCAAGCGCACCTTCTACCAACGTATCGTGGAAACGTCGAGGCTTAGCTTCACCTTGTACATAGTCAGTAGTCAGCCTGTCCGACATACGCTTCAGGTGAGCACTTAGTCGTTCACGTACATCTGACATGGCGTTGTCGATACGTTCTTGTGTCAGCTTGTCCAGCTTAGCTTTCAACTCAGCCTGTGCGGCGTTGCCTACGTCTACGCGGAAGTCGCCCGATGTGGGTACGGGCATGTAGTTAACGCGGAACGAAAACTTAGTCATGATCTCATTTGCGGTGGGGTAGGCATCTCTCTTGAACATATCCCCCAGAGCCATAGCCTGAGCAGTAATCAACGTGGGATAGATTGTCACGAACGACTTGACCAACGCAGTGAACTCATGCTCAAAGTCATCAAGCTTTTCAGTGAACGCCATGAACGATATGTTCGGCAACAAGCGCAAGCCGGAGTCAGACCAAGGCGATGTCTTGTCGTAAACATACTGACGCGCACGACCGACAGCTTGTTGGATAACCTCCAACTCTGTGCGACCTGCAAGCAGGTGAACGTTGACACGTGCCGCATCTCTGGCGGCGGCATGCTTAGTTGCTACAACCTCATCGGTTGTTGTCTTGTCCAGCTTACGTGCTGTCCATACTGATGCGTTGAATTCAACAAGCATCGCGCATGTGTCGATGTTGTAACGCGGAGTGGTGGTTGTATTCATGTTTGGTTTCCTTTGGTTGGTTGATTACTTAGTACCGAAAAAGATTTTGTGCTCAGCCAACATCTTGCCGAAGCTTGAGTTGGTAACGAACACGCCTACGCGCTGAGATGTAGACACGGTGTTGCAGAAGATTGATTGCATCTCTGCACGCATGCGCCACACATACTCAGTAACTGCCGCCGCTTCTTCCCTTGTCTGTGCACGTGACACAAACTGAAAGACTTGAATCAACTGCGCGGTGGGATTGTCAGACAGCGGTGCCTTAGCAGGGTCAGCGATCACACGCGCATAGTCACAGATGTCACGACCGAAGCGAACGAACGATGCCATCGCCTCAGCAGTAACGATACCGACAGTGCCGATCAATGCTTGCTCAAGAGTGTCGTCGTCAAGTACGTGCATGCCCTCATCCAAGATGTCACCAGCGGCGGCGAGTGAACGAGGAGTTGCATACGCGAGTTGCACAGACTTGGGATTGAAGATGTGTCCGTTGTCTTTGGATAACGTCTTGCCCTCAAACTTGCCGCCCTTCTCATAGTCAAGGAACGAGTCCATCACCATCGGGTTGTTGTCAACGAATGCGATGACCATAGGATTGATACCCGCATCGGTAGCCCAACGCACCCACTCGACCGCATTCGGCTTACGCATCTTGACGAACACAAGACGATTACGCAAGTGAGCTTGGATGGAATCGCCAAGACCCTCGACCGATAGATTGGTAGCGGCAAAGACAAGGCTGTTGTCAACGAAGTGGTAGTTACCAACACGTTGCTCGTACACGATAGGCGCGAGTACGTTCTTGATGAACTGCGGTGCCTTGGCGATCTCATCTAAGAACACCATGATTGGCTTGCCGCCATTGACACCACGCTGATTAGTCTTGCTGACACCGAAGCGTTCATTGGGCAGCTCACGCGACACGCCGTTCTCGCGGTCAAGGTCAGGCATCCACACCGAACCATCGGACAACTGAGTGCAGTCGATAGGGTCAACGGCAATGTGGTCAGCGAACTTGGGCATGCGCTTGAGTTGGTGGAACAGCGCGGTCTTACCGATACCGTTCTCACCCTCGACGATTACTGTGCGCTTGTGACCGATAGCGGCGATGAGGTTGATGACTTGAGAAGAAGAGAGATATTGATTCATGGTTACTTTCCTTTGAGTTGATTACAGAGAGATGTTTAACAGCTTGCCGTGAGTGGGAACGAACGAGTCGTTGTCCACCACACCCCACAGTGACGGCATCGGGGTGCTAGGCGTATCGCAACCGAGGTATCCATCGGTCAGCCATACGATTGCTTTTGCTTCTATCTTGTGCTCACGAATGTAGTCAACGACAACTTGTGGAGTTGTGCCGCCACCGCCTTGAGGTTTCAAGAGAGATGCAATTAACTCGTACTCAGTTGGCTTGAACACTTGGTCACCGCACACGTCGTTGTCCCACCACAGGATACGAACAGCTTCGGGCTTGACCAGTTGACAGATGCGAGCAACCTCGCCAAAGAGTAAACGATAGTAGGGATACATCGAACCAGATGTATCGCATGCGAGTATCAACTCGCCGACTGACTCAGTGAAGTGCGATGGCATGATGAAGCCAGACGCAAGCAGTCGTTTGTTGGGAGGACAGAAGCGTGAGTTGTCATCGCCTTGGGACATGGAAGTTATCCAGTCCTGCATAGCAGGTCGCCAGTCAGTGATGCGTTCCTTGGCATGACCAAAGATGTCACGACCACCTGCCCCTTGACCTGCTAACTTGCGAGCAAGCATCTCGCCTTGACGATTGGCATCGTCAATCTGTTTGCTTAGCTTCTCTTTATCGTCCTCAGCAAACTCGCCATCCTCATGCGCGTCGATGGGTTCATCGTGTCCGTTGTCACCATCGCCATCACCGTCACCGTCACCTTCTTCGGGTTCCTTGCGTCCCTGTTTGATGAGGTCATTGAGTACCTGAGGGAAAGACCAACCGAAGTATTTGCGGTCAATCAGTAGCGTCTTTGTGGGGCGTTCCACAAACTCGAAGTTAGGGTCAAGCTCTTCGATGAGTGCATTGACTACGTAGTCCTGCGCTATGTTGCACAGCTTAGGCATACGCTTGACCTCTGCGCGATACAACACGCAGTGCTTGAGTGCAACGTGGAAGTTTTCATGCAGTGCTAGATACCGCAGTTGCTTGCGGTTGAGGGGTGTGATGAAAGACACGCCATACTTCTTGTCACGCCCATTGGTGGATGCAGTAGGCACCTTGTCTGATACCTCAGACTTGCCCATGCAGATCACTGCGCTGAGCAGTGCAAACTTTGGATGCCGCATGCAGTCTATGTTGACTGCTTGTATGCGTTGGTTGAGGGTCATCTTCTCGAAACTCATTTACTTCTCCTGTTATGTTTAACACTATATCACAATCTGTCAAAGCTTGGACAGCCTTGACAGTACTAGGACTTACCCGAACACGATGTTGGTACGCGGGTAGTCACTCTCCACAACGAATTGTGGAATCTCTACTTTCTCAGTGCGTTGGTCACCTCCTGTCAGTCTGTTGATGCGCCCGATGATGGCGGTGCGAAACTCGGGCGGGGTTATCTGCTTCTCCAGCTTGTCGATGGAGTCAACGTTGCGGTTCTGGTAACTCCCCAAACTGAAGTCGTCTTGCTTGTATGCACGCTTGGATGCGAGCACGTCGTATGCGTTCTGACACAGCTCGAAGAAGTGATTGATAGCTAGCTGGTCGGTGTTACCTTCTGCCATCTCACATATCGAGTCCTGATACCTACGCTCACTGCCCCCACTGAATGGAGAACCAGTGTTGCGGGTCACCTCTGCGTTGTTGTGGAACTCAGGCATCCGCATCTGTGCCAACATGATGTAAGGCTCGAACAACTTGACCACCTCAGCACGCGCCGCTCTGTCGTCTTTGCTTGAGACTTTGCGGTAGTGCTTGGTGTGCACTGAGTTGGTGGTATCCAACACGCCATCCACGTAGTGGTAGTCGGCACTGAAGTTAGCGCCGTCGTGATGTAGCGATGCCCTGTGATACACAGGTGTCACTATTGTTCTGTTGTCTGGCATCACGGTTCTTCCTGCATTACTCACACCCAACACGTGGTACATGAAGTCTCTGCTCGTTATGGATTGGTCGCCCATATACAAGCGTCGTTCGTGTAGCTTGCCGTCGATTACCTGCGGTGTGAAGTACCTTGCCATCACTGTGCTGTACAGAATCAAGTCGTAGTACTCAGCGTGTTTTGTTATTCTGTAATGGTAGTACGTCTTATGGATGGGGCGTTCATGTGCTGCCCACTTAGCACTACGCACCGCACCGCGTACATTGAATTGTTTCTCTGCCTCTTCGTATGTGCGTACATAAGGCATGTGTCTTGTTGTGTTTCCAAACATGTTGCTTACTCCTGTGTTGTTGCGGATTCTTTGAGTCGGGGGAAATCTGTGTGTACTTGGTGTGATGCGTAGATGTATTCGTGAAGCTCAGTGGTATCGTCCCCACCCTCGTCAACTGTTTCAGTCCCATCCTCACCGACCTGCATGATGCGATACCCTGAGTTCTTGTACAACTCGACTGCCCACGCCATGATTGCGTTGTGTGCTTCCACATAATCAAAGCTCTCGTACCACTTGATGTCCTCTGCGTAGTAGGTGATGATCGGTGCCTCATACCTTGTCTCGCAGTCGTTGATTGCTTCTGTCATTGCGTCATCTCGACGATGCCTGACTAGCTCAGTGAACACATCGCGTTCATCTGTTGTGTGAAAGCGTATGACGTACGCTACGTTTGATCTATATCCCATCGGTTAACTCTCCCTTGTTGTTGAATCTCCAGCCATTGATGTAAATGAGTTCTTTAAAGTTTTCTTCACTTGTATAGCCCTCATACTCCTCTCTCAAAGCGTTATAGATTTCATCGGCGTATTCTTTTGCCCGACTGATCGCAAACTCTTCAAGCTCACAGACCAAGCGTTCACTGTCGATTGCTTGGTCTAACTCACACACTGGCGCACCTTGCAAGATGCCGTGCTCAAGTACATCTCCGTTGTCCTCACCCAAAGACGCAAAGCACTTGATGCTCTCATAGCTCATAGTCCCTGAGCGGTTGTAGAAGAACGACTTGCGGGACACGCTCATCATTGGGTTTACCCATTGATTGCTTATAAGCTCTACCAGTACTGTGTACCTTGAGAACTCTGGATGGTCTTGTGGCACACACGCTTCTATGAACGGTATCAAGTGCACACTTCCTGTCCACGAAGCACCATCGCCTTGAGAATAGAACCCGCTGAATTGAATGTCATCAATGATGAAACCCTTAGCGCGCCCTTCTTCTTTGAAGCGTTCGTATACACACTCGTACCAATCATCAGGCGGCTCGCCATACAACTGTATGGCGTTGTCCTTTGCTCGTTGGTCTAGCTCTTCAAATTCCATCTAATTTCTCCAAAAGTTTCTTTAACACCTCCTTCAGTTTCTTGTCAAGCATCTCCTCCACAGTTTCAATAATCATCTCCTCCACGCGGTCTGCGTCAGGGTAGTCGTTGTCGCTGAGGTATGTCTCTATCTTGTCGTCAACGTCATACGCATCAAACTTGTCGTCGAAGTCGTAGTCTGTGATTACGTCGTGCACTTGGTCGCTGATGTCGATGTCTCGCACTTCTCTGCGTATCCTCTCAATAATGCTGTCTTCCATAATTTCCTTGACTCTGTCCTCATCAATGTGGTCGTTGTCGTTTGTGTGCTCGGCTATTACTTCCCCTGCTATATCCCCAATCGCTTCCCTGAATGACTCGTCGATGTACTTCACGGCACTATGCGCTTCGAGGACGGCGCTGACCTTCTCGTTGACTTGCGTGTCGATGTGCTCATTGATGGCGTGAAGCAGGGTGTGGATAAGTGTTTGCTTGGGTTGTGATACCTCGCGTGGTGCTTCGGTTGCTTGTTCCACTGCGTTAGCTTCTGTGTTTGTGATTTGGTTCATGGTTACTTTCCTTTACTGATTTGTTGGTGAAGCGCACCAACGACGCAACTCGCAGACACCATGTCTGCCAGTTTTTCTGTAATTTCTACGATGAGTGTTCCCGACGTGCCTTGGCTTACAAGTAGCACATCACACCTGTATGCACGCGCCACACGAACAGGTCGAGGGCGAGCACGATGAACGCTGTCAGGTACGCACCCACAAAGGCGATGCGTATTGGTGTGAATGTTGGTGTTGGTTTGAAGCGTGTCATGCTGTGTACACAGTTGTTAACTTCTCACGCACTTGGTTGAGTACATCGAAGCGGCGTTGTATTTCACCTATCTTCACATTGCGCCACGCCTCATCCTGTTCTTCATAGCGTGAGTCCACATACTCGCGCACATTTCCCCCCGCCCTTTTGTAGATGTGTCCCTGTATGGCGATGAACAATGCCTCTGCTTGTTCCTCTGTTAAGGTTATTTGTTTGTGTGTCATGTTGTTAACTCCTTGGGTATCTCGACTTCATCGCCGAGTTTGCTTGCTACATAGCACCGCATGGCGGCGATGAGGGGTGTGTCTCCATACTCACGGTGTATTTTGTCAGTTGCCTGCTCGTACCACTGCCCTCTCCATTCACCGTTGTTTAAATGGCAAATCTCAATCCACTCACGCTCAATGATCGGCCCACCTTGCGCCCAGTCGGTTGAGTAATTGATGTGCCTCTCGCTCAATGCGCCATCTTCGGTTCGGTCTAAAAAAGTAATTTCATTGCCCCTCATGCGGACAATTTCATAACCTTCACACTTCGCCACCGCCCAGTTAAGGGCGTGTCCTGTCAGTTCACTTGTTTTCATTTACTTCTCCCTCTGTTTTGTTCATGTATTTACGCAACTCTTCAAAGTTGTAGACGAAGCGTCCATGCTCGTCACGAAAGCGCCACTCATCACAAGTGGGGCACCCTGCTGTATAGGTTCGGCATCGCTTGCCTATGGCACCACGCAAGAACTTGAAGCCTGCCTCCGTTACATATTTGGTCTTCGCCCTACGGCGTATTTGTTTTAGTTTCATTCTGTTACCTCCTCATTCTTTTTAAACCAATACTCCCGCGCCCACATTGCTTGAAGCATGGTGATAGCTTCGGGTGAACATAGGTCGCGGTAGTTGTATTGCTGTGCCTTGTCCACCGCAAACTTGGTACGCCGCGCCATGTACTCATGGAACGGCATCGCAAACAGGTCATCATTCATTCTTCTCTCCCTTGTTGTGTTCGTTGAATAAGTCCTCGAATGTGTACTCCTCTCCCTTCTCAAAGTCTTCCTCTTGCAACGGCGGCAGTTGCATTGCCTTCTCCATCATGTTCCACACATCACGCATGGACTCAGGCGTTTCTGACCCTACGCATGGGTTGCCGTAGCCTGTGGGCTTACCTTTGCTGTATGTCACTTCTTTCAGACAGTACCAGTCCTCCCCGCCGTTCTCTGACTTGGCGTTGACTATGCGGTAGTTCCATGTGAAATCAAAGTCACTCATTTACTTCTCCCAAAGTTGTTTATACAAACTCGCAGACACCATGTCTGCCAGTTACTTCCTTCTTACCAATAGCTCAGGCACTTTCATCCATGCCTTGTCCTCCTTTCTTATGCTCATCCACCTGTCACGCAGGGACTCAAGCCCGAACTCGGACACTAAGTCCCACCAATCTTTACTAATCCTTTTGTACTTGTGCGGGTCTGCCTCGTAGTCGAGCAGGATGCGGCTCTTCTCCCTTGTCAGTATTGACAAGTACTTCTCCAGCAGTTTTAAATACTCGTC